CTTACCCTTCCTTCCTTCGGACAAGACTTCGAAAGATGTCTTGAACGCGGGATGGTAACCTCAGCCGATTTCGTCGGTTGGCGAAAAAGGCAGTGTCTCCCTGCGTTTTTGCAAGGTTTCACTAGGCTCGTGTTTGATGCCGGCACTGGGAGAGAACTCGATGACTCGGATATTACGGCAGTTGAAGGGATTAGGCAAATTGCTTATACCTTCAAAAAACTGTCATTACCGTGTACTCCCGAAAGGGAGGACATGGCGTTGTCCGGGTATCTCGAAGTTGAGCAATCCCTTGGGGGCTCCGTGCATTCTAGAGACGCTAGTCTATTTATTCAGATTAGCGATCTTCTGTGGGGGAATGTATTTTCTGAGTCATATGATTCAGAGAGTTATTTCCCCAAGCATGGACCTGGACAGACTGCTGAGGGTATTCACGGTAATCGCAAATACTCTTCAGTGAGCTGGAACGAACGACTAAGTCCATTCTTTCCACCAGACTCTTATCTTCACATGAATGAAGGAGATCTGGATTCGCTCTGTTTAATCCAGGAGAACGAAGAGATACCTGTGAAGGTGACTCTTGTTCCTAAGACCCTTAAGGGGCCAAGGATCATCGCCATGGAACCTGTTTGTATGCAATATACGCAACAGGCCCTCTCAGCCTATATAATTGAAAGGCTTGAGGCTCATGAAATTACATCTGGTCACATAAATTTTAGTGATCAAACGGTTAATCGTGAGCTGGCTTTGACGGCGTCGCAGGATAGATCTTATGCAACTTTAGATCTATCTTCAGCAAGTGATCGCGTTCCTGCGATTCTTGTGCGATTTATGCTAGGGTCACGTCAGGATCTTACCGACGCGATCTTCGCTTGTCGCAGCGGCACCGCGCGGCTTCCGTCAGGAGAAATAATCTCCTTAAAGAAGTTCGCGTCAATGGGCTCGGCCCTATGCTTCCCGATCGAGTCAATGTATTTCTTTACCGTTTTACTAACGGCTCGGTTTAAGAGCTCTGGGCTCCCAGTTACTCTCCGGAATTTAAAGTTTTTGTCCCGGAGGTTATACGTCTATGGGGATGATTTGCTTGTCCCTACAGACGAGGTTGCTGTTGTTGCAGAGACCTTGACTAGTTTTTACTGCAAGGTCAATGCCCACAAATCATTCTGGAATGGTTCATTCCGGGAGAGTTGTGGGATGGATGCATATAAAGGTGAGCAGGTTACACCTGTTTATCTTAGACAAGTGCGTCCCTGCAGCAAGGACATGGCCTCAGAGATTATCTCATGGGTAGCTACCTCTAACCTATTTTATTTAAAAGGTTATTGGTTAACGGCGGCTCTACTAAAATCTGCGGTAGAGTCCGTCATAGGCGAATTGCCTGTTATCCAGTCGACATCTCCAGGGTTAGGGTGGGG